AACATGATTTGCCATTATATTTCCTCTAACATTAATGCACTAAAACCTGTTCTATCTGCTTGTATATTAACAACAGTATAGTTTTGTGCTGCTTTGAGTATATTACCATTTGTATCTTTAATTGCAGATACATCTAACCTATTGCCAAATGCAATATTAGGAACATCTACTGTTCTGCAATAGGCTATTGGTTTTAATGCTTCTACACCAATGCCCTCTTCTTGTTCTACATATTCATTATTTAAAATAATATTAATAGTTGTAGAAGTACCATTGTTTGTATAAACAGCAGATACGCCATGACCATAATTAATATCTAAATATCCAGCCATATCTAATTCAGTTTCTAATCTAAATTGAGACATTATTGTTCCTCTAAGACTAATGAAACCAAACCTGTATTATCAGGCTCTACTGTTTTTACTAAAAATGTAGTTTCAGGTTTAAGAACATTACCTTGATCGGTGGTTATTGCATCAACAACTAATTTATCTTCTTGTGAGATATAAGGTACGTCAGATGATTTTATTATTACTCTTGGCTGATAACCAGCAACAGGAACAGTACCACCTTCTATATTGAAATATTCTTGATCTATTATGATATTTACACTATAGGCATCTCCTGAATCAATATCAAACCAAGTATCAATGAATCCTTGTCTTGAATCCCATAGCGATGATTGAACTTCAAAGAATGTAGCAGTAACGCCATGACCTGTTGTAGTATCAACATAGGCGTTAAAATCTAATGCACTCTCTAAAGGCATGATTTATTTTTTAGCTCTTGTTTTAGGAGCTTTTGTTTTTGAAGTTTTTAAACCTACGCTTCTATCTTGTTTTTCAGCTTTAGGTTTACCTACATGAACTTCAGCCTTACCATATCCACATAAAGCATGACCCTCATGTTCAGGTAATTCAACTATATCGCCAGCATGAACTTTAGAACCACCAGCCATTGTATCTATTAATATTTTATATTTTTTCATTTCTAAGTTGGGGGTATTGCTACCCCCATTCCATTTAAGCATCAGTTAATTAGTCGCTTGATTTACAGAAAGATACTGCGTGTCTTACAGCAACATCAACAGTTTGTAGAGCAACAATTCTTACTCCACCTGAAGTTGATAATGCATAAGGATCAACAGTAATATCTAAACCACCATACATACCAATTAATAAGTCTGCAAAGTTACCAAAGTAGAAGTCACCACTTGTTACTTGATTACTTCTGACAACATTATAGCCATTCATGCTATTGTCAGGAGAAACAACAAATTGAGCAGTATTAGTTGCTTTTTCAGTTGTTTTCAAAGTACCAAAGTCAGCAGGTCTACAGATATATGCTAAAGAACCTGTTAAAGCATTATCGTTTGCGACTGCGGACTCCATCGCTACGATCTCAGCCCATGTTGGGTTAGCAGCAGCAAATGTAGTTGTGTTAATACCTGAAGTATTAGCAATACCTGTTGGTTGACCACTTGAGCCTGAACCAGCTAAAGCACCTAAGTCAATTGCAGTAGCGATTGATTTTGTTAGGTCATCTCTGATTAAGTTCTCAACATCTAATGAAGACTGTTGTAAAAGTAATCTAGTAGCATCTGTATGAGCGCCGATTACCTTTGGAGACATAGTAACAGAACCTGAAGTGAATTCTGATTCTGAGCTAGCTCCGCCTTCTGTAGCAATCCAACCAGCAGAAGCACCAGCAGTTTTCTTAGGAATAACTACGTTCCCTTGAAGACCTCTAAGCATAGTTGCGCCAGCTTGCATTACTGAAGACTCATTTCTTAAGATATCGATGAACGAATCCCCTCTGTAATCTTCAGCTATTAAAGTTGAATCATCAGATGTGTTTAAGTCTCTTTTACCCCAAGTTCTTAGCACTTCAGAAGGTAACATGATGCCTTGAGCATCTTTACCATACTGTCTTGCAGCTTCAGCAGAACATTCAAATTCAAATGCTGCATCTTCTTGGGCTTTTCTATCAGCAGGATTAGCCATAGCTCTGATTGCTCTTACTAGGCTAAATTCTCTTACTTCTTCTTTAGTCATGCCGATGTCTGAAGGAGTTTCTAAAGGAGTGTTGTTAGAAATATTTTCTAATAATACACCTCTAAATTCTTCAACAGAGATACCATCAGCAATCGCTTTGTCAGCTAAATCTCTTTTATTGTGTCTAGCAGCTAAATCTATAATCTCTTTTGAGTTTCTTTTAAATTCAGCTTTAGCTTCATCAATAGTTTGAGTTCTAACTTCATCTAGGTTTATGTCTTTTTTATCTTCTGACATTTTAATCTCCTTAAAGTTAATATCATTATTATTTTTAGAACGACCAACTCCAACAAGCCTTGACTGATCGGCTGGGACTGATACAGAGGAAACCTCCATAGGAGTCCACTTAGCTTTATAGTAAGTCTCATCTTTGTCATTCATTCTTTCCAGTTTGTCGATGCGATATCCTACGGATATATTCATGCGTATCCCATCTTTCACGTCTTCAAACACTTCTTGAGCTAAAGCAGATTTTCCAAATCTGACTACTGCTAAAGACCTTTTAGCAGTCTCGTCTAGTTTGAATTCTTCAATTACACCTATTTGCTTGGTCATATCATGATCCAAGAGAAGAGGTGCTCTTCCTGAATTAATAAATTCCATATTTATATCATCAGCAGAATGTCCTAGCACTTCCATGCCAAAACTTCTTTCAACAGGCTCTTCACTAGAAACACCTATACGAACTCTTCTATTTTCTTCATCAAGGTAAGAATGTTTAGATAAATCAATAGTTCTATATTTCATAGGCATATCAATTATTTTTCTTTCTTCTTCTGATTCAGACATAGAAACCTCATCAGTTGTTTCTAATTCTTCACCTTCATGTTCGACATCCTCATGCTTCGCAAATTCAACGATAACTTTATCATCAGTTTCGCTAACATTAAGGATATGTCTATCTTCTTTATTTTCCATAGCTTTCTCCTTGTTTTTGGTTGATAAAGGATGCCCTTCAGGTAGCAGATCAGTATCATGCTTTCCTGACTTGTATTTACCAGTCCTTAAGACTCGTAAAAAATTATTAACTCTTGCCATTGCCCATTGTTCTTTTGATGTGACATTAGGTCTGACACTTGAAGGATTCGTGTTATATGCACCAATCCCTCTATTGTAAACTTTTTGTAATGTTGAGTAGCTAGTTCTTTTAGCTGGATTATCACCAACATCTTCATTATGCTCTCTAGCTTTTTCTCTTAATGTATCTTCGGTTGATCTTTCTTCTAAAGACCTATCATCTTTCATTTGATTGACTAATTTCTTAGACCAACTAAAACCAGCATCTCCTCCCCATAAAGCCCATGCTATTCTTCCGTTTGATGGATAGCCTTTCTCACCCTGCCTAAATCCTTCTGCTTGCTTATCTACCTCATGTCTGCTAAAAAAACTATACATCCTTTTAATAGTTTCATCAGAAAGATTTTCATTATTTAAGATTTGATTTGCTCTTTCAGCACCAATTCTTGTGCCTCCACGACCATGCTCTTTACGCCAGTCTAAACCTTTGCGAGCTTCGTCTTTCATTCCTTGAGTTGGTTTAGCCATCTTCCTCATCATCTCCGCCCTGTATTTTTGCATCTACAGGATTTTTTTGACCAAATGGCTGATAAGCTAATTCAATATCATACTGTTTAGCTAATTCAATTTCTTTTTGATGTTGTTCAAAAAGTTCTTCAGTATCTCTTCCGTAACTACCTGATATATCGGCATAAGTAAGTGTTCCATTTTGTAAGCCTATTACATTTGCTTGCATTTCTTTTAAAGGATCAATCCAAGCAAAACTTCTTGGTATATAGTTTACAGAACTAGCAAATTTATCAAATTTACCCATAGGTAAATTGATATAACCTGTAGATATAACCATTTCTAACCAAGATTTAAAAACTGGGTTTATAAAATGGTCAATTACAAATTGCTGATATATTTGATACATACTTCTATCTTCCAATGCACCTTGTCTGATAGAGCTGTAATTTACTGATGTAAGGTCATTACTTAGCGAATGATAAGAAATATTTAAACCTGATGCGATACTTCTTAAAACACTAGTTGTAAAAGAATCAAAAGCAGATGTTGGATGAGTGGGATCAAATGCTTTAAAGTCCATACCACTAGGTAATTGTTCAAAGACACCAGCTTGTGCGTTCATTGTTGGATTAAAGGTATCTTCATATTCACCATCACCAACATACCCATCACCATCAGGTGAGGTAAAGAAACCCATCTTAGATGCACCAACTCTAGCCGCAACTATTTCTGCTTCTAAATAACCATTTAACATTTTCACATTAGCCATAGATGTAGCAACCAAAGAAACACCTCTAGTTTGTTCTGCCCTAGAAGGTAGGTAAGCATGGATAATTTCATCAGCAGGTACTCTAATGTGTTGTGCTTGTGCTAAATAAACCCTATCGTATGGATGGTCTTTGTATAAATGATATGCAACTGGTCTATCGTACTTATCTACTTCAACACCCATCTTAATTCTATTTCCAGTAGCTTTATAAACATCATTTTTATTTTCATCTAAATGATCTGCTTCTAAAAACTGTAACTGAAAACCAAAAGGAGAATTGCTATCTTTTATTTTCCTGATTAATACTTCACCATCTCTACACAAAGATTCAATAAATATTTTCTGACAATCTAAAAAAGATAATCTGCCATTGGTAGTGCAGTTACCTACTTGACCCCATTCCTTCCAAGCTGACTCAATGAGCTGGTTTCCAGCAACGTCTAATGAACCATTGTCATCTCGACCTTTACTGGAAACTCTTATGCCATGCTTACCGATAACATTAGATACCATCAGGTTTAAGTATCTTGCAATATAGCTATCGTTTCTTGCTAACTCTCTTGCTCTATCTCTTAAAATTCTTATGTTATCTTTTATCTCAGCATCAGCACTTGTAGAGGTGGTAACGAAATCTGCAAAAAGTCTACCAGTATTAGCACCTGTGTAGCTTCTTCTGTATGCTTGTTTTTTCTTTTTCTTAGGTTCGTTGATACCTAATATTCTGTTATACCATGCCATTATGTTTAACTCGAAGGATTAGAACCAGTAACCTTACCAAAATTAACCTTGATAGTGTTTCCTGATCCACGTTTATTCTTAATTCTCTGTATTTTGACTTCTTTTAGATATTCAGCCTTATATCTATCTCTAAAAGTCATAAGTTCGTCTATAGACATTCTTGATAAAGACCTACCAGCTATAGACATAGATGATTGGTCAATATTTGCTCTATTCTCAATAACTGCTTCTATTGCATCTAAAACAATCTTTGCATGACTTCTAACTGAAGCAGTTGTGGTTGCATAATTATCTTGAATCTCTACAAAACCCTCTTCTAGCTTGACTCTTGCAGAATCAGAACTTCTAGTTATATAAGAAACCCAGTTATAATTACCTTTATTATAAGAAGATGTATTACTAGCTTCGATTAAGTAGGTATCACCTGACTCAGTTGCAGTTAATGTAAAATTAGAAGCTGTAGCACCATCTACTAAATTAAATTCATAAGATAGTGAATAATCTGCTACTGGATAATCGTTTACTAAATCTTCTCTTTTCCATGCCCAATAGTCTCCTAACTGAAGTTCAGTAGGAACTTGGGATGGATAATTTGTTGAATCAAATTTGTTGCTCAAGCAAAAACCTCATAAATGTTTTAGATATATCTAATATCACACTATGGTTTTCTGCTAAAAAGTCAACATATTAACAAGGAAAAGTCAAATTACTTCCAAGAAGTAGCAAAATTACCTCTATTTATGCCTTTTTGTGGCTTATTTTGACTTTTTTCTTTAGGTTTTATCTGTTGATTTAATATTTTTTCTTCTATGGAGTTAAAATTAGGATTTAATATATAAATAGCAGCAAAATTATAGACCAATGTATCTAAAGCCTCATTTCTTGGTCTAACTTGTTTCCAAATCAAAGATTTTCTACCTCTGACAAATTTTGTGACCCTTTTTTCTGCTGTTAGCTGTTTAAAGTATTCTTCATCTAAATCTGAGCAAAAATGCAAAGTTGTTAGCTCATTTTCAACAGCTAAACGTGCAAAAATAGCTTCTTTTGCTGAATCTGTACCAATTCCGTATAAAACAGCTTTATTTTTACCAACAAATGTAGGTTTGTTAGCTATTGGCTTGCCAGCTTGAGATAAACCCTTGATTGCAAATATTCTTCTTGCTTGTCGTGGTTTAGTAAATTGATAAACCATATT